TGGTGGCCGTGGGAGGATACGCGGAGGCGCCTGGTCATATTCTTCCCAGCGAGGCGGAACAATAACTGGAAACGGTGTTGGTGTCGGTGTCGGTGTTGGTGTCGGTGTTGGTGTCGGTGTTGGTGTCGGTGTCGGTGTTGGTGTTGGTGTCGGTGTCGGTGTCAATGCCATTCGGTTGCGCAGCTCATCCAAACCCAAAGATTCCAAGCCGGATAGAACACGCTCATAATCAGCGCCGACCAAGGACGACGACGGACGGGAGCGCAACCGATCTTCACCGAACAGGCGCCTATATTCTTGGCGTGCAGTGTCCACGATACTGCGTGCTTCTTGAGCAGGGATATCCACCGCCGCCAACTGAATCGCTAAATCCCTCAACCGCTGTTCTAGCGCCGCCTCTTGGTCCGACATGTCCAACGGTTGTTCCATGATAGGACTAAAGCCGCGCACCGTAGCGGGCGCCCGTTGCGTGGTTGTGGTTGTGGTGCGCCCCGCGCCACCGCCGCCGCCGCCGCCAGAGCTGCTATCCCCGCCCGCTAGACTACGAATGGTGGTGTATTCCACTTCAGTGCGTGGATCGGTAGCCACCTGGATAGCGCGTGCATCGGTGATATCGAGACCGCGTGCCTCCGCAAAACGTTCATTCACCGACTCACGAACTAGACCGCGAAGAAGGTTCTTTTGTGCCGGATTCAGTCTTGACCCCGTAGCCGTGGCCGACATGTTTTCCATCGCTTGGATGGCTTGATTCGTTTGATCCTGCAAATCCTGCGCAGTAGACGACGCAGAAAACGAGATGTTTTGGGCAGCCCGTCGAGCCACTTCCAACATTGCCTCGCCTTGGATGTTTTGAAACCCGCGCTCAAACTGGCGAGGCGTAGGATACGCCTCATCATCACCGACACCAGCACCGCCGCCGCCGCCCGTGGTTGTACTAGTTGACGTGGTTGGAGCGGTTGCACGGGACGCCAGGTTGCGTGCATTAGCATAGAACTGGCGTGCATCGTTTTCGCGGTCGATGTTCCGACGATTCCGCGCCACTTCCCGATCCACTGCGCCAGATTGCAAATCGGCCAACAGCTTTTCTGTGTTGTTGATTTGGGAAATGATGGCGTCACGGGTTGCATTTGCCAGCGCCACCCGTTGATCAAAATCAGCATCATCAATATCCAATTGCCGTTTCGCTTCCATCATGGCCAGGCGCCACATTTCTTGGCGGTTTTCAGCATACCGAGAAACATACTGCGCAGCCCGCGTGCCAGGTCTCAACCCACCAGGCAACTCCAGCTCGTACACCTTGGCCATCATCGCACCTCTAAAAGATGGGGGTTTTCACGATAGAACGTGGCCAGCTCTTCCGCCTGTGTTGGAGAAATACCAGCCGCCTCGAACCCCGCCTTGTACTTTTCAAACACCGCGTTGGTTTCAGCGCCAGGCCCCTCGGCACCTTGGCCAAAGATGCGCAGGTCACCCAGCAGCCCGGAGACCTCGCCGCCCGTAGCCCTGGCCAGGTCAGCCACCGCCGCCCGGTTTTGCATTTGTCGCCGAGCCTGCGCAGCAATCAGCGCCTCCAACTCGTCTTCCTGCGCAGCTCGCTTCTTTAGGTCAGCCTCTGTAATAGACTCAGCCAGGCGCTGTTCTGCATCTAGTTGTTGTTGTTCTTTTGCCATCGCCTGCGCAAGAGCTTGGCCAGATCCCATATCGGCAGCGGACAACAGCCGCGCTCGGTCCGCTTCCAATGCACGACGGGCGCCCGCCTGCGCCCGCCTGGTTTCGCCACGAATGAAAGACGCCTCATCCTCAGACAGGCCCAGCGCATCCGCAGCCGCCAAGCGCTCCAACCTGCGCAACCGCTCCGCATTGCGTCTATCCAAAGCAGTAGGCAGAAGAGCTGCACCCGTGGCCACAGCTTCGCCGCCCAGCTCCGCAACCAATGGCAACAGTGCGCCCGCAGTAATCGCAGCCATAATCACTCCATAAAAGTTTCGGTGCCTGTGTATGAAGTATACCCGCCATCGGGCAGACACTCACATTGGATCGAGACCGGACCCAGAAACAACAGCTCGCTGCGCACATCGCACACCACCTCAACCGTATGGTGGCCAGCAGACAACCCCCGTTCCACGTGGAACAGAAACAGCGGACGCCGCGCCGCTGTACCCGTGGCGAAGCCGGAAACATTTGTGGCGATGCTCTGCGCAGACGGTGGCCCGGCCTCTTCAGTGAAATGGTACGAGCGACTGTTGACCACAACCTGGCCATCGATGCGCAGGTAAAATCGAGAATCAACCACGCTCGGCGTTGGACTGGTCAGAGCTTTGTAGGGACTGGAAGCATCACCAGCCGGAACCACGACATAGCCCATGGCCTCAATCAACAGCGCCCCAGGACTTTCCAGGGTGACGGTTTGAGAGGCGCCAGGTAGCGACAGGTAAAGCACTTGCTGTGTAATGTCTGAAGTCTTTACCGTTCCCGTGGAATAGGCGCGCTCCACCGTGTCATCCACCAAGGCGCTATATCCATACGTGTTCCCGGTCACAAACCGACGACCGCCGCCCACTTGCGTGGACTCGGCCAGCGCCTGGCCATCAAACGAGGCGGACTGCAAATCCCCCGGCACAATCTCCGCATTGAGATAATCCCGCGCCCCTTGGTAGTCGGCATCCAAAGAAGACGCCAGAAGATCCGACCCATTGAGGAATATGTAAGGAGTAGAAAAGGCCACGGGTCATCGCTCCTAAATGCTGGACATGTAGGCCATGCCATTGCAATGGCACGTATCCACGGTGTTGGCGGACGCCGCATCGTTGACATTCCAGCGGAGCTGGAGCCGAACACCGAGCAACGAGCGCCCAGCCGTTCGGTTTATATAGATCCCCGACAAGCTATTGCGAGACCAGGCCGAAACGATGGAGCCGTTGCTTCCGCCCGTGTTCCCATCGTTGCCGGATCTATTGGCCAGCCCGTAGCCGATAGGCGCCTGAATCACCGTGGACAACGTACCGCCGCCATCGTCATAATCTAGAACCACTTGCAGGTAATAGATTTGCTGCGCCTTGGTTGCGCCGCCGCCAGAGGTAGCCACATCCCCAACGAGCTGGTTGAAATGGTAGCGCATCACAGCACCCACGGGCGCAGCCAACGGAGACACAAACGCCACCGTCAGCAGATCCACCCAGGAGGTTGCTGCGCCACCTGTACCAGAAGAGCGCGTGGTTCCACTGGTCACGGTGCCAGCCTCCGAGAAGGTGACGCTATTGTAAACCGCCGACTCTCCAAGGTGCTTGGACGTAATCGCACCGCGCCGCACGTTGGACAAATCCAAACGGCCATCGGTGCCATCGGTGTTTCGCTCCAGCTCCAAAAAAATATCATTCAGACTATCAGCGGTAATCACATCCGATGGGGAGGGATATACCGGATTTATCGTGCTCATCGGTGCTGGTTCCTCATCCAGAGCGTGGCATTGTAGATGCGCAGCTTTGTATCGGAGACATACGCATAAGCATTGGAAGCGCCTGCGCCGTCATAGTTAGCAGACCAGCGCACATCGAGCGCCACCGAGCGCGACGGCACCGGAAAAGAAAACGGAATGTGCATGGTTTGACGACGAGGCGGAAACTTGCCAGATCTGGCAATCAACACGCCATCCAGAAAGATCCCCACTTGCCAACGCCAATCGGCACCAGTAGGAGCAGAGCCAAGACCATAGGCGCTGGCATCGCCCAAATAAAACTCGAAATCTACGAGCGCCGCACCCTTTACCACACCAGCCCGCGCATCAAATCTCAGATACACCCCATCGCTCATGGTCTCTGTTAATGGGTTCCAGCCTGGCCCCCATGCGCTGCTATTCGTGGCATATTCAGCAGACGGCGGACCGAGTATCCCGGTGATGCCCACGCCACCATCGGGAGGTTGGAAGCCCTCCAAATCGGTGATGTTCGTCTTTGTGATGGCGAAGGTTTGCGACATTAAAAGCGAACCCTGGCCAGCCGTAGCCCCCGCAGGCGTAGTCTTTACACGGGAATCCACGTTGACAGGCGCCGCGAACTTGTCAGCAGTGAAGCCCTCAAACGGGAGCTGCTCACCACCCAGGCCACCATTCATCGTTCGTGCGATGTTGCGCCCCTCGTCTTGGAGGAGCTGCGCATCTACAAACGCACGAGGAACAGCAGACCGGGAGGTAAATACTTTCATGGCCTATCCCTGATGAATCACGGTGCGAGACCGGGGAACGTATCCAATCTGGTAGCGCACCACATGGAACCGAGCAGAGCTGGACAGGCGCCACTTAAACCACAGCGTGGAAGAGGCGCCCACATCCCAGCGCAGCCGGGTGACAGTGATCCCCGAATATAGACTGGAGCCGATGCGCGCCACCTTGTCACCTACCTGGCCAGCGCCAAAGAGCGCAGCCTGGTTGGAGCCTTTGTAGCGATCACTCACCGCCGGGGACTGCGTTCCAGCAGAGCTGTACTGCTCCAAATAATCCACCGCATATTCCAGCAGAATAGGTGCATTGCCAACAGCCAACACATCCACCAGCACATATCGGACAGACTTATAAACGCTGTCATCCCCGAAATCCTCCCACACCGAGCACCACTGGCCATTCGTTGCCGCATTGTTTTCCACGGAAGAGATTGACCATAGGTTGGCATCAATGTTTGTCGCCGTGAATCGTTCACCTTGCACACCGCAGGCGCTCCAAACCTGGAGACCGCGATTGTAAATGATGGAAATGCTAGGCGTGGAGACCACCCGCGTGGTCTCAGGCGCAAGCAGGAAATGGCCAGATGGTAGACTGGCCATGGCGTTGAACTGGAAGGCGCCAGGCACTTGGCTATCGCTACCACGCACCGACCAAGCCTGCGCATCTATATGGTAAACCAGGCCACGGTTTGGGCTGCTCTGCCCGTCCGCCGGGTAATGACACCACCATTCCCGCTCCAATGGCGACCAGGCTGCGCAAGCACTGGCCAGCGCCGCCTCGTTAATCCTACGTGCTTCCCTGGCTACACGCGTATTCGGAGCCGACACCACCATGGACGACGGCGACCCGGACACGATGCGCACCCCATCCCCGGTGAGGAACATCACACCGACACCAGGCACGAGCGTAATGGTATTCGTGGCCACGGTGCCCACATCCCTGGAAATCACCGAGACCCGGTAAAGGATGCCAGCCTGGTCGGGAACGATGGCATCAATCCCAAACTCTCGAAAGACCAACAGGACGCCATAAAAAGGGATCAGCCCAGTGATATCGCCCGCGTTTGTATTGCCCAGGTTGTAGAAGTTAAAGGCGCCAAACTGTTCGGGCGCTCCTTCTTCGCTATACAAAATGCGCTGCTCATAATCGGCACCGCCCGCCATCCACACACGTCCATCCCACGAGGCGCCAAACCGCAAGGTGCCTGGAATGGATATGCTATCCGTCAAGGACGGAGCTGGAGAAACCAAGACGCTATCGGGCGCGATATCCATAAAATCGGTGGAGCTGTTTTCTGGAATCCTGGCCAAGAAAAAGTATTGAGCTTCCCCCTGCGCATCCAAACTCTTTAGGTTCTTTGTCCGGTACAGGCGCCGGGCGACGGTGCCAGCCGGGCCTCGAGGGATGGAGCGCAACAGCACACCATATCGGCCTTGTTCAGCCGCAGCATCGAACGACCACGCCGCAGACGCCGCAGCCGACAGCGGAGAGATTGACCCGGTCTCAGTCTCAAACGCCACCCGATACGTGTATCGGTTGACCTCGCTTCCATCGGTTGCCGCCTGCGCATCGCCCAAACCGCGAGGCGCCATGAGTTTTGCCGCCGTGGTTCCACTCTCGTTCCTGGTCGCAACCGTCGCATAATATGTCGGGTCAGGCGCGAAGACTTGTGGAGGCGCAGGCGCCGTAGTGAATCCAAACGGAGCCACGAGTTTGTCACCACGGAACCGCAGAAGAGTATCCGCCCCCATGATTATTAGGTCAGAACCGTGGTTGAAATATTGCGTGCCTGGTTCGGAGGGGAGCGGACGTTGCCGCCCCGTGGCCAACACCTGGCGAGCTGGAGCGGTTGTGGATGTTCCAGAGCTGAGACCGTGTTCATACAGCAAAGAGCCGCCCTGCTCATAGAGACAATACAGCTCGGCGCCGGATTGGCGAGACCACACCGCCAGGGAATACAACGGGTTGAAGTCTTCAGTCACCACCACGGTATAGCCAGGCGTTGGATTGTATGGTTCCCAGCCCCTGTCATGCACCCAGGCGCCGCCCTCTTTATCCATGCGCATGTTTACTATGAGGGACGCCGCGCCCAGCTCGGCCACGTACCGTTCATCCATCCCACCCGCTGCACGTTCCCGCATCTTGACGGTTTGCATGGTCAGCCCTCGTAGGTCAGCGTAAACTCAGAAGACCAATACTGCCGAT